CGTGACTGCACTTGTCACATCGGTGCTTCTTGTAGTTCTCTTCAGTTGTTTCAACAAACATTCGTTTCTCCTTCTCATAACGCACAAAACCCGCCGTGAAGCGGGTCTTATGAATTGATTTCTGCTCCGTTACCAAGCCCGCCGTTAAGCAGCGGGCCGTTCAATTGTTTTAAGTTCTATCCCGTGATCAGTAAAGACATATTTCTTTACGAACAAGACGTTCGGGCTAAGAAAGCAGCATCTGAGCTTGTCTTGGTCTTGCTCTAAGTCGTAAACCCAATCAACAAACTCTAAGTCTTGGTGTTCAGCCGCAAGCACCTTCTTGGTGTAGTCAAGATTCGGTACATCTGGTGAGTTTGGATGGCCTACTATCTTACAGTGAACCGCTTGGTAATCGCCGTCAGATTTCTTGCAAAGTGCTGTCAGTACGTTGCTCATTCGTTTTTCTCCGTTGGTTAATTTGTTGGTACTTCTACTGCCAAACCCGCAGTTAAGCGGGTCTGGGTTCGGTGTTCTGGTTAAATTGCGATGTTATGCAGGTTTTCTACTCTAAAAAGCGCGCTTTCAACTTCAGCTTTATGCCCGTGTTCGGATATAAGATTGTCTGCTTTTTCCTTGAGAGCTGAATGCTTAACGCTGCCAGTTAGCTCTTTTAGAAGCACCGCGTGAGTGTGTAGGACTGAGATTGCGGCGTTTTTAATTTCATTGTTCATTCTGTTTTCTCCTCAAAGGAGCAGCACCGTGCCGCTCTATGGTTCCCATTCTACTGGCATCTCACACAGAGTCAACACTTTTTCACACTTCAGGCAAAATAAACAAAAAGCCCGTAGCGTGGGCCAGACGGTCAGATCACAGGCACGAATGTTTCTCAGCTAGGTGAGATTGGAGTCGCTTGCTCTGACAGCAGGTGTTTTCTGGGACACAACCAACAAAAACCCAACGCACCGCCTGCTGACGCTCATTTGTCACGCCTGTGGGCGTAACGTATGTTCCTCGAAGTAATCCATCTTACAGCCTCTGGGAGCGGCTCCTTTACTACCTGCTTGAGACCATTGGGCGCACAGCTCATAGCCTCAATGTACTTGTGGTAGGCCCAGCCGTGCTTGTAGTTCTGCTGCTTTGCATACCAAAGGAAGCTGCTGTACCACGCCTGCTTGTCCTCTTTGGTCAGTGTAGCTCTTCTCTGGGCCGCTGGTGACATATTCTTAGCCTTCACCAGCATCTCGCCATTGTCCTTGAGTACAGGCACATCGCTAGGCAGAACGTGTCCACAAGCCTTGCAGCGCCTGCCTGTCATAGCACTACGGCATACTGGGCAAGGTCGGACTATTGGCTCCTTCTCCTCCTGCTTGGTCTGCTTCTTCTCATCGAATCTGCGATCACCTGAGTCCAGCTCATGCGGGATAATATCCTCTGGAAAGCAATTGAAATGCTCCAGATTGCCAGCGTGATCAAGCACTATGGCCTTATCTTTGCCGGGATGTATCCTCCAGCACCTGCCTATCCTCTGCACCCACGCTATGCGGCTCTTGGTCTTGTAGGCGTCCACGATAATAGAAATTCCAGTATCGTCAAATCCGGTATTTGTTAGCTTGGAATTGACCAGAATCTTGTAGTCTCCGCGCTTGAAGTCCTCAAAGATGTAGTTCTGTAGCTCACGATCCATATAACCATCAACGTGTACGGCTATCTCAGAGCCGATCTCAGAGTTAAAACGCTCAACTAGGCTCTTGCTATAGGCTATGGATGGAGCGAAGCACAGAGCGCGTCTGGTGAGGCCGTTGCTATGCTTGACGTAGTTCTGCACGATATCGCCAGCCAACGTGTCATCATCCAGCATCTTCTGGCCCAGAGCCTTCGGATCATAGTCACTACCGCCAGTGCTGAGCGCCTTTGTCTTGATGCCAGATGCGTCAACTGACCTGCCGACATAGTATTCAGTAGGCGTAAGCCAGCCTTCATCAATCAAGTCTCTAGGCGTACAAGTCACTATCAGGTCATCGTATAAGCCTTCAGCGGCCATGCCTTTGCTGTACGGCGTAGCTGACAGGCCAATCCACGGAATGCCGTCTAAGCGCCTCATAAGCTCTGTCACGCCTTTGTAGAGCGTGTGGCACTCATCTACTACCGCGATGTCAAAGCTGAACCGCTTGCGCCTCAGAGCTGTCTGGATGCTTATGATCTGTATACGTTTGTTCGGGTCATAGCGCGGATCATCGCCTTGCATGACGCTGTAGCTGGCTCCCAGACTGTCGAACACATCGGTTGTCTGGCTCAGCAGCTTCAGGCGATCCACGAAAAACACAGCCCGATAGTCTGGGTTGTGTTTATTCTTTTCCACAGCGTTCATCAGGATGTAGGCCGCAATGTGCGTCTTACCCATACTGCACGGCGCTGCCAGCACTGGTCTCTTGTGGCCTGACCGCAAGCTGGCGCGTAGTGCGTCAACTGCGGTCTTCTGGTGTGGCCTCAGCTCAATCGACACAGTAGCTACCGCATCTGTAGGTTGGCTTCCACGGCTCGCAGTTCTCAGCTCCTGCTGGGATACCAACGTACTCGTGGCCTGTGGCCTCCCAGCGGTGACGCTCATCGCACAGCTCGTCCTGATAGTCCATGTTGCTTGCGAAGGCGAAGAGCGCAAGCAGGACAAAGCCTGCCGCGCTGTACTTGATTCTCTCTGCTCTAGTCATTATATGCTCCTCGCAATCTTTGTGATCTCTGCGCGGGTCATCTCGTCAATAGCTTCCTGCATCATAGCTCTGAGAGCTTGAGCGCTGTCAAGCGAGCCGCTATTCATAAATGACATGAGAGCATTGGTAATGTCTGCTGAGTCAGCGCAAAGCTCGAATCCTGCGTACAGTACATTGTGAGCAGCGTCTGTGTTCTCTGGATGAATGAGCTGATCCTGAATGTCCTCAAACAGTTGTCGATCAAGGACATCAAAGTCAACGTCACCGTCAACTGTAGCTCGTCGGATTTCTTCGTAGGTTGAAGTTGTAAATACATCTAACATTCGTATTCTCCAGTAAAGGAGCCGCACCGCGCAGCTCCATGATTCGCATTATACACAACCGATACACTGATGCAACACCTAAAGCGGAGGACAGTGATATCCAGATATGCCTTTCCTGAAATACCGCGCCAGCTTCCCGCCGTAGACCTTCTTGAACAAAGACCTATGCAGCCTTACTGTGTGGGAAGGCCCGTGCGCGTAGTGATAAGTTATCTTAGTCATGTCTCTCTACTAATCCGGGTAAGGCCAGAGAAACAGTGTGCCTGCGTCATGCGGTTCCCAATACCACATTGCGTTATCACACTGCTTCTTCAGGTCTTTGTGAATATAGTCCTCCTCGTTCATCGCAAAGTAGTTAAAAAATCTTTCGCCGTCTGAGTGATGACTCTCGCTACCTCCGAGCCATATGCCACGCCTCATGCCGTTGAAGTATTCGCTCTCTCTGGCGCGTATCTCAGGAAACAGCCTGTTCAGTCTATTAATCATGTGACCGCGCTTCATTGGTTTAGTTCGCTTTCTCATGACATATCCTTCTTGAGCTGCTTGAGGCTCTGCCCAAGACGGTCATGAAGCTGGAGCAGCACGAGATATGTCTCTTCCTGCCTGTCTTTATCGTTGCGACTAGCGCCGCAAAACAATGTCAAATCTGTCTTCTCGCCGTCTCTGTCAGTGATTTCAAGATCGGCCCAATGGCTGTCTAATGTGATATTGACATCGGTTACGCCGTGACAACTGATATTTGTACTCATTCGTTTTCTCCTTAGACTCGAACAGTGATTCGGGCGCTGACAACTTCCTGCTTCTTGGTGTGAGCGCTAATGAATTGTGGTGACAGCTTGAGCTTGACCGCTTTCATGTCCAGCGTCTTACGCTCCGATACGGATACTGTCAGGATGCCGTTGTTGCCTTTGTACTTGCCAGCACCTGCTTTTTTGAAGTCAGCGATCAGAGACTGCTGAGCAGCTTTGAGGCCAGCAATCTGCGCTTCTAGCTTTACAATTCGGTCTATTTGTTGGGCTTGTGTCATTTGATTATCTCCAGTTTTGTTGAACGATGTAAGGATTCTGAAGCAATCCTTACACCGTGTCAACACATTTTTACACTACCATTTACCAAATTCAGTGAATACCAATCTGCCAGCTTTCTGCTCTACCTCTATAAATTTTTCTACGCCGTGCATTTCGAGTCGATTCTCCAGCGTTCTTACCTGCTTCTCTACCCAGCCCAAAGTGTGTATTTCACAATGATCATCACTCAAGCTGCTCTCTAATTTCCTGTGTGACAAGGCAAACCAATTAACCATACGTCTTGAAGCAATCACTTCAATTTTGTCCTCTCCTGCCGCTTGCTTCCAAAATAATGAGTGAGTGAATCGACTTTCGATTTCTCTTACTAAAGAAAGCTCCTGCTTAGTTGGAACAACATTTTCTAGCTCTATTAACTTAGTCATCCGTTTATCTCCGTTATGTGAGCTGCACCATGCCTCTCACTAAACACCAGCTTAGTCTATTGTTTACACCGTGTCAACACATCTTTTACACTTTTCTAGGCGGAAGTGTCATTTAGAGGCTTTGGGACACCTGTAGTCATATTCAGAGCGTAGTACGATACTTCAAAATTGCAGGAACGCCTTCACCATCCATTGGTAGCCGCGTCTAGCCTCCTTCGTGTCCACAAAACCTGTTTGCCGCCATCTCTTCGCTGATCTGGCGCGGCCGCCTCTAAAAGCCGTTAAAGTATCGTGTTCCAAGTTATCAGCTCATCGTGAGCATAATCACTGAGTTTCGGTCAGGATTTACCACACCGTCTTGCGAGCATAATCTAAACCCAAAAATAATGCACGGACAAAAACGCATTTTTTTTTGGCGAATTTGTCCGTGACTTTGTGTTAACATTGTGTTGTGCGGTCATCGTGTTAAGAAATAGCACCTTGCACCCGTCAGCAAGCGGATTGTCCTCTATGTGTCCATATCCTGTGTCCGGCTGATCGCACTCCTTTTCACCGCTTGACACGCCTGTCACACTCGCTTACACTCGCCTCTCCTACAAAAACCTTGACGGGATAAATCTATGGAAAACATTGAGTTTTGGAAGTCCTTCGCGAAATGCAGAGGCAAGTTTGTCACACCAGAAAAAGACCAAATCAACAAGCACACCAAGCAGAAATACTGGTCTCTAGCGGTTCTTAACGATGCAGCTCGTGACTGCTTCGGTGATGAGATCGTGTATTTCTTCAATGATATCTTTATGGAGGAGCAGGTAGGCTGCACACTCACTCTGATCCATCTGAAGAGCGGTGAGAGACACGAGCAGCTTACGTTTGTTGATAAGGTCAAGAAGACTGAGCAAGGCTGCGGCACTGGCTACACCTACGCCAAGCGCTATTGCCTGATGGGCCTTTTCGCTCTCGGTGATCCTGAGAACGACAATGACGCGCAGCACGAAGAGGAGCCTGCTGAGACCGCCAATATAGACAGCATCAAGGCTGACTGCGAGAAGGCTGGCATGAACCTAGAATCTTGCCTGCGGTCTGTAAAGGCTAACAACTGGAATCTGAGCGACAAGCAAATAGCTCAGCTCAGGAAGATCATCAAGGAGCGTGAGGAGCTGTCTCAGCAGGATTCTTTCCTATGAGACACTTTTACCACGAACAAGGCTCTGAAGAATGGTTGAGAAGCAGATGCGGCTTTATCACCGCATCCAACTTCTCAAAGCTCGTAACGACTCAAGGAGCGAAGTCTAAACAAGCTGACACCTATCTTAACGCCGTGATTGCTGAGCGTGAAGTGCCGATACCAATCGACACCTACAAAAGCGCTGCAATGCAGGAAGGCAACGATCTTGAAGATCAGGCCCGATCTACATTTGAGCTGCTGCACGATGTCAGCATCAAGCAGGTTGGCTTGGTAGCTCTGGACGATCACGATGTTGGATGCTCACCAGACGGCCTGTGGGCCGATACAGGCATCGAAATCAAATGCCCACAGCGGAGTACGCATATAGGCTACAGGCGCTCTGGCAGGCTTCCTAGCGCCTATTTCCAGCAGGTGCAAGGCACTATGTGGATAATGGAGCTAGATCATTACTGGTTCTTTTCATTCAGACCGGAACACAAACCTTTCATCATCAAGGTAGAACGTGACGATGAATGGATAGATAAAGCGTCTAAGATAATCATCGAGGCCGCACAATTAGTAGATTCAGAAACAAGGAGACTGATAGATGGTTAAATTCAAAAATAAGGAATGGGTACAACTCGCCGGGATTAACAAGTCAAAATATGACGATGACCAGTATTACGCCAGCATCAAAGAGGAAGACATGAAGGCTTTGTTTGAAGCTGTTAACTCGGGTCAGATCGGAAAGAGCGAGTACGGGTATGACCTGAAAGGCTGGCTCAATACTAACAGCAAGACAGGCGCTAAGTTTATTTCGTTGAAATGGGAGCGTGTGGCAAGCGAAAAGCCCGATGACGTTTCACATGAAACAAAAGAAGATTACTCGGATATACCATTCTAATGAAAGTTGTAGAGTTTGAGAAAGCTGAGCGCCAGATCAAGAACCAAGCTGTCAGAGCCTTTGTTGATATGGGCTACTCGCAGGCCATTGAGTTTGAGGATTACGATGAAATGCGGAGAGCCTATTGGTCAATCAAAGGCTGGCTGCGCGGCAAGGATATTACCTTCGACGTTCAGCAGGTCACCAATGGAGGCTTTCATATCGTGAAGGTGCGCAAGAGTGCCGAGTGAAACTCCCAGAGCAAAGGCATTACGGTTGCTTCAGCAGCTCGTCAGGATGAAGGCTGCTGATGACAACGGTATGGCTAGATGCGTGTCGTGCAACAAGCTGGTGCATTACAAGGATGCAGATGGAGGCCATTGGCTACCAAAAGGCGCAAGCAGTCGCTGGGCGCTTGAAGAATGCAATGTGCATTTACAATGCAAAGGTTGTAATGGGTTTGGCATGAAGCACGGCACTGCATCACAAGCCTACACGCTGCACATGATTGATATGTATGGCAAGGATCATGTTGATCACATGATTGCTACAAAGAACCAAGTCCACAAGCTCTACAAGGCTGATTATGATGACATGATCAAAGACTTCAGAGCGCAAATCAAAGAACAGGAGAAGAGGCTGAAATGACGGGTCAGCATTGGATTATAAACAGCGAACATACGCTAGAGATGTTCAAGAAACATATTGATGAGTGCTACCGCAAGGATAAGTATCTTGTCGTGCAATGGAAGACGGGAAAGCAGCGTAGCGTCAAGCAAAACAGCTCATTACACCTCTGGTGCGAGCAGCTTGCAGATGCGCTGAATGAGAAGAACCTAGACGTAAAGACAGTGATGGAACACAAGAAAGAAATACCGTGGACTAAATACGCTGTCAAAGACTACCTATTCAAGCCAGTGCTAAAAACACTGACAGACCAAGAAAGCTCAGCAGATGCCAACAAGATAGACTACATCAAGGTCTATGACATCCTGAACAAGTACCTCGGAGAGAAGCTAGGCATCCACATACCGTGGCCTTCGCATGAAAGCGATCTTTGAGATACCTGACATCTGGTACGACATCGCTGAAGACACTCCAGAAACGCTTAACAGCCGCAGTATTAACAAGCACAGTAAGGTAGTAGGCACTATCGGAGAGCTTGCTGTGGCTGAGCTGCTGGCTTGCTATGACGTACCGTACAGCTTTGTAGACGGTTTTGATTATGACTTTCTAGTGGGCAACTGCCGGATTGATGTCAAAACCAACGCTCCGAAGTATGTACCTCACGCAGATAGCAGAGTCTTGCTGACAGACTACCAGCGTCACCAGAAGTGCGATCATTACATATTTACCGTGGTGAACATCCTAGACAACACCTGCACCGTTATGGGTCATTGCTCTAAAGAGTGGTTCTGGTCTACCGATCTAGCTATGGAGCGCAAGCGTGGTGAAAAAATAACCAACACAGCAGTTAAAGAAGATGCTAGGCTAGTCAAGTACAAGCATCTGTCTGACATCGAAGAGGCAAAAAAATGGAAGGCATTAGCTTTATCTTAAAGAACCCAGAAGACTGCGAGGAATGGCTGAAGCACGCTCCTCACAAGTTCAATAGCCGCGATCTTAACTTTATAGCTACGCTGGCTTGGAACCTATCACACCTAGAAGACTTTGTATTTGGTGATGAGACTAGAAGCAAAGAGTTCTTCAAGTATATGGAAGAGACTGACAGATACGGATCAGAGCTGCACTAAAGCTCTGTTGCGGATGTGAGCGGCTGCGATGTCAGCCTTGTTCTGCCCGTAATACGGGACTGCGTGGTGCGCCTTGATCATCTCATCGCAGAGCCATTTGTCACCTACGCAGAAGTCACCTAGATATCTGCCGTACTTACCTTTCTCTCTAGTCTTGAGCAGGATCTGATCGCTACTCAAGAAGTCTTTGACAAACTTCTTCGAGGCTTTGCCGTAGCGTTTAGTTTCCAAATCGCGGGTTCTTGACTCGGGTGCGTCAACACCATATAGACGTATACGCTGGCGTACACTAACGTCAAAGCCCAAGCTAACAGCACAATCAATAGTGTCTCCATCAACAACCTTCACTATCTCACAAACGTAAATATAAGGATCATACATACTCGCCTGACCTGATTATATCGGTAAGCTCTAACGCTCTACCGCCTACCTGCTTAGCCCAACGGCTGTCCAGAAACTCAGTGCTTGCAGTTTCATAATCTCCTTGCTCCATCCCGGCCAGCGCTCGCTTAAATAAACGGAATTTTGTTGCGCCCAGATTCAGGAAGATATTTATAATCGCTTCCTGACGCACCTCATCCAGATCACCAAACCACGCATACTCAGTGCTTAGCTCTTTGATGCAGCGCAGTATGTCATTGGAAAGCAGGTACTCGATCTCATCCATTGTCAAACCGATACCGCCTTCTGGGTCAATATTTCTACCAACGCCAATAGTCAGCTTGCCGCTGGAGCATTTGTACGCATGAGTCTCAACGCCTTCGTGGCGCTTCAGTTGTTCTATCAGCCTGTCCATCTTATTCATGATTTTTTACTATTAGAGCTACCGAAGTAGTAACTTCCGCCCAGTGCAAGCAGCGAGCTTAGCTGGCCCAGTACAAGTGAGATAATTGTCTCATCGTTTTGATCGTGCGGCATTACCGTTACTAACACAATAAAACCGCCATACAGCATTAACGCCAACAGAATAAATATTCGCGGTGTCCAATCATTCGCTTCTCTATTTTTTTTTCTTGCGTCCTGCCTGTCTCCAACCTCAGTCTTAAAAGACTCAAGGTCTATCTCCATCTCTCGGATGCGATTCTTAAACTCAGCGTCAGCCTGCTTGAGTAGAACCGCCTTCTCAGGCTCTCGCTCAATCAGGTCTTCTAT